AAGCATCCATAGCGGAAGTAAAGTCAGTATCTTTAAATACTTTAGTAAGCTCCCGTAATGCGTCGCGATACATCAAACCGATCAACTTAGTAATAGGCTTAGCAAAGTCTGCGGATATTCCTGCATTTGGACTTAATGCTTTGCCTATTGCTCCGTCTTTAGAGATAGGTTTGCGGATTGGCTTCATTTAGTCTATTTCTTTTTACTCAATTCTGTTGCTATGTTGTCTTTTTTCCTGATCCATGATCGGGTTTTTCTGTTTCATTAGATTTAGGATTACGAACATTACCAACAACTGTATGCCCAGCTAAAGGACCATCGTTAATCACGCCCCTATACTTATCCCCCCCTAAATGTTCTTTCACAACAATATTATGTCCTTTACCCCCAGCAGTACGAGGTTCTACTATTTGAATAGCCTCCCCAGGTTTATGGGCTTTAGGTTTTTTACTAGAATTATTATTTGGCTCTTTTTTTTCCGATTCTGTTTTAGGTAAGTAATGTTCTTCTTTGCCTGATTTAGATTTATTAGGAGCTATACTAACGGCATGAACGCCTTCAACACGTTGAAGGTCTCTATCCATTTTATGATGAGTTTCAATGCCAGTTTTTCTATGCTCTTCACCAAAATATAATTTGTGCTCTTTATGGTATGCTAAACCTTCTTCTTGGCTTACTTGTTTAAAATGCTTTTCTATATGTTCATGGGTGATATCTGGACCTTCTTTAACATTACCTTTGCCATCAATCAGAATATGAGCACCGTTAACAGTAATCCATTTCTCATCATCAGCATCTTGAGCAACTGAAAGCTTTTCACCAATTGAACCACCACCTACTTCGGGGTCATCAAAGTTTTGGTCTTGAGTATCAAGTAAGTCTTCATCAGCAAGCTCTTCGCCTTCATCAGGCATATCTTGATCTTCTAAACCCATTTCGTTGTAGCCAGATTGCTTATCAGTAGCAATACGTTGGCGCTCATCCTCACTGGATAATGCCCCAGAAGTAACCAATACTTGCCCTGTTTGGGCTTTAATATAGTTAGTATCTGCAAGCTCTTTAGCTGTAGGTGTATCAAGCGGCAACCAGTTCAAAGTGGTTTCAACGTCCATTCTTATTTTTAGTTGTGGCTCAACATAAGCTTTAATAACTAACTGATGATGACGTTCGGCTAATGGAGTTAAGTCATGAGCTTGAATAGACTCCAATAACTCATGATAACTAGCTTCTTCATAATCACCCGTAGCATTAAAGCCTTTAGGAGAAGTACCAAGGAGCTTAGTAGCTGGTACACCAGCAATAGCTGCTACCAATTGGTATTGAGTCATGATAAGCGAATCAAAGTCTGCTAATGAAGTATCAAATTGATTGAACTCATCGCCTTCTTTATCACCAATTTTAATACCGTAGTTATCTCTAAACTGAGACCAAGTTTGTAATCTACCTATAGCGTCATTGGTATTAGCCATGACTGCTTCCATATCTGTAAGCCAAACAGTAGTACGCTTAGACATAGCTAATTGTGGTGCTTCATTAGAAGTACGTTCAGCAGCGTATACACGCTCCATGATTTGTTGTGTTAACGGTATACCGCCATAAATGTATTGAGGCTTAAGGACGTCTACCGGTTCAGCATGACGGAAAATGATTAAATGAGAGCGGTGAATCTTTTTACCGTTAATGATCCACCAGGTTGGCTCATAAAAATGCAATGTGTCTGGCTGACTTGCACTTGCTCCGTCAAGCATTGGTGCAGTCCAATAGGGGTCAACTTGCACAATGCCTTTGTACGAACCAGGAGTGACGCCATCAATGTTAAAAGGCTTTTCGTAATATTCTGGATCAGTAGAAATAACTTTAAACATTGCAACTCTAACGCCAAAGATTCTACCTTTGCGGATAAACTCACGCATGTTCCATTGTAAGCGTAATGACTTGTCATAAGACTTTAGAATCTTTACTGCTTCAGGATCAAGCTCATCGCCATCAGTAGTGACAATGTTGTATCCTTTACGGATAGCATCGTCAGCAGGCATTGCACATGCTTTGTTAACTAACCAATTTTGAGCAATGATGCCGCATAACTGTGCGCCAATAAATCCTTGGGTAGCATACCAACCAACAACCGCGTCTGAAACAGTATTGATTCCATTGGCGTACATTTTAAAGTTAGCAATGCCGTTGCTTGAATCGTCCATAGCGTAATCGCCATGAAATGCTGGTTGTTCTTTTTGCAAAGCGTTTAGACCGTCAGCTACTTTATTGCGGATCCTATCAGGATCGAGCATATCAAATTCATGAGTGCTGAACAGGCTTTTACGTGGCTTTGGTTGCTCAGGTTCTTTTTGAGCTTCTGGTTTGCCTAATAGCCATTTCAACATAAAATTTTGTTATCCAAAGTACGAACGTTTGCGCATCTCGCCCGATAAGTTAGCCATGATAAAAGCATCGGCCAAATTGGGCGATGCAATGTCTCTTTTACTTAAATCCTTTTTGCCTTCAACTTTAACTCTACCAGCATTATCATAGTCTTGTTTAGGCGAAGTAAGTTCGTCTATTAACTGATTCAAATGCGGCATATTGCCATCAATGAAGATCATATCATCATCGTTGAAGGATTGTCCGTTTCTTACTGCATTATATGTATTGCGGAATCGATCTGCTATTAACCACCAAGCTTGTGCTTTAATGTTTGCAAAGTAATCCCGATTTTTAATCCCCGATCGCTGATATTGGGAATCCGGTTTAGCTACTGCACCACCTGCAAAGAATTTCTGGTGCTCAATCCTAACTTTATTTGAGGTATTAAGCTCATTGAACTTAGCCCCCGAGGTAGCACCTACGCCGATAGCATCATAAACGATTAAAGAATTTGATTCTCTTGCTTTAGCCCACACTTTGGAGCAAGACTTTAAAAGTTCATCTTCTTTAGCTTTCCATTGATCAGCCCAAACGTTTAGTGAACCATAAGATTCCACCATGGCGCAATAGTCTTCGCCTGCATCTGCAACGTCAAAACCGATTCTACGTATGCCACTAATTTGAATACCAAGAGCATTGTGGCCATCAATAGCAGCCATGACATGAGAGCGTTTAATAACAGATTCTTCGTCATCACTTTTAGGATTGCCTTCATATACATGCAGGTAATTCTCGTAATCTTCTGCTTTAGCCGCTTCCACTTCAGCACGCATTGTGTTGCTAAGAAACGGATTGTCATTGTAATTGATTTTCCTAACTATCGTATTGGGAGGAGGATTGGTTACAAAACGTCGATACACAAAGTCTGTTACCAAACGTGGATTAAAAATGATCCAATGTTGTGATCCTTGCTTACGAATAGTAGGGTTTAATATTTCCCATTGCTCTTCAGTAAGTAAATGTGCTTCCTCTGCCCAATGGATATCAATACCTTCGAGAGATTTGATCTCATCGATTGATCTCCATAAACCGTAGAAAATAAACTCACTGCCTGTATAGCGGTTAATGATCTTATTTTCTAGGATTCTAAATCTGTGGCCTAAATTAAACCTATTGATCTGTATTTTAAGTAATATATATACAGATTCTTCAATTTTGCTTTGGAATTGCCTAGTGCAAAGCACACGTATTTTGCAACTATTACTAAGGAATATTGCAAAGCCTGCTGCGTCCCAAGACTTAGAACTGCTTCGTCCCCCGTATAAAACGCGGTTACGAGCAGGAGTTAGCCAGAAATCCTCAAGGCAAGGATTTAAAGTTGGATCAGGATTAGGAAATTCGACGAGCGTAGAAGTCATCAAGCGTCTTCACTTTTTCCTGTTCGGGTTCGTTAAGTCGTTGAACTTGTTCTTTATTGGTTTGTAATAACCCTAAAGGAATCTTAGAAGCTTCATTTGCCATGTTTGTTAAGCCATTAACCATACGAAGATTTCCTGCTTCTTCTTCGAGGTTATCGCTTGTTATATTCTGTACTTTCTCGTTAGCGAGTTTTGAAAGGCGATGGGCCGTTCGAGCACTTACCTCTGCTGCGCTAGAAAGATTGTCTGTTATAGAAAGCAATTTTTCTGCTAAAGTTTGAGCACTAATTTTCCCCGAAATTGGTAAGGAATTTAATGCCTTTTGTGCATCCGCTAATTTAGTAGCTGCTTGTGCTATTTTTTTCACTTTTTCGCCTACACCTTTGTTAAGACCCCTGGAAGACATACCGAATTCTTTAGCTAAAGCTCTTTGAGATTCCCCATTGAGAACTCTTTGCTCTATTTCATACCATTGTGGGGGTGTTAACTTTTTCCTTTTATCCATGGTGCATACGTGACTTAAGCCACCTTATCGAAAATGTACATCGTTTTGACAAAAAAGTATCTCACTATTTCGTATCCCAGTTTGGGATACATTTTAATCTATTATGATATCTTCTTGTTTAACCATCTTTCTACTCAATGTAGAAAGGTCTTTTGTCTTACGCCAGGACTTCCTAGCCACATTGTTAGCTTTCTTATAGAAGTTAGCCTTATTGATTCCCATTTCGC